CAAAGAATTCTATTGGTTGCGAACAAAGAAGCAACTGCTATCGAAATTTTCGGAAGAGTGAGAATGGCATATGAATTAATGCCAAACTGGTTGAAGTCTCCTGTAGTTGAATATGCCAAGACCAGCATGGAATTGGAAAATAACAGTAGGATCAGTATTTCTACTACCACTGGAACTGCTGCTCGTGGTCAAGCTGTATCATGTTTACTTGTTGACGAGTGCGCTTTCATTGAACCACATCTTATGGACCCATTTTGGGCGTCTGTATTCCCCATTGTTTCGTCTTCTAAGAAAGCTAAAGTTTTGATGTGTTCTACCGCAAATGGAACAGGGAATCTATTTTATGATATATACACCGGATCTACTGAAAAGGATAATGGGTGGGGTAACGATAAAGTAGTGTGGAATGAAGTTCCCGGTAGAACTGAGAAATGGGCCAAGGAAATTAAGGCTGGACTTGCATCCGAAGAAAAATGGAGACAAGAATTTGGTTGTGAGTTCATTAATAGTGGAACATCGTCTCTGAATGAGACATTATACACAGAGTTGAAGAAACAACTTAGAAAACCGATTGAAATCCTTATGGATGGAAAATACCAAATATGGGAACATCCTGATCCAAATAGATTATATGTTGTTGGTGTTGACGTGGCAGAAGGTGTTGGTGGGGACTACTCGGTAATTAAAGTATTGGATATCACTGATCTCAGAGAGATCGTGGAAGTTGCCGAATATTATGATAATACTATATCAGTATCAGACTTTTCTAATAAGTTATATGAGATTCTCGGTCATTGGGGAAATCCTTTGGTATGTATAGAGAGAAATAACCAAGGAGGACAAGTAGCAGACCGTTTAGGATTTGACTTTGGTTATCCTAGAATGGTAAATTGGGGATCTAAACTGGCAGGACGTAAGAATTTAGAATTATTTGGTATGGTTTCCTCAAGAAATACCAAATACTTTGCTTGTTCCAATGCTAGATACTTTTATTCTGATAAAGAAGCTGTTATTTTGCGAAACGAACAGTCCTTGGAAGAATTGTTCAAAGATTTCGTTAAGGTAAATGATACATGGCAGGCAGTGTCAGGTAAACACGACGACCGCACTATGGCGTTGATTTGGGCGTTGATGGTATTGGATAAAGATCTATGTGAGAGATGGTTCACTATCGATGAATTCGATGATTGTGGAAAACCATTGAGAATATCACCTCTGGATTTCGGTATTGGATACTTTGAAAACCCAACTTCCATATATACTAACGAACAAGTTGACAGAATTGAGCAATCTAGACTAGCACCAATGATATTTGGAACTGGTAGGGATGAGTCAATAGCAGAAATGGAACAATTAAGAGCTGAAGGTTGGCAATTAGTTGGTGGGGGTGGTATGCCATACAATGATCCATCAAGAACCTTTAATGATTCTCAATGGGAGTCTTACGAGAGATTGTTTTAGTAAATAATTAGATGGAAGTTCAGCAATCGTATCTAAACAAGGCGCGTCAGGACAAGTTTCTACTTGTATTTGACTTACCACCTATTATGAAGCCAATTGCTAGGAAATACACTAGAAATACGAAAACTGTTATCCCAGACAGTGTTCAATTCTCAGTATTTGGAACAATCGTTCCAGAGATTACTGTTAAAGGGGTTGAAACTCGATTTGCAGGGTCAACACTGTATGTGACATCACATAGTAAGGATTCTTACCCACCAGTTAACATAAAGTTTGTGGTGGACTCTATGTATAACAATTATCACGTTATTTATAGATGGTTGAACCTATTACATGATGAAAAGACTGGAGTATATAATCAAGCTGGTCTAATTCCAGAAGATGATAACTTTAACGACTATCAAACAGATCTCACAGTATATGGATTGGATGAATATGGTAAAAAGCGTGTAAGTTTTAAATATACCAAAGCATTTCCAACCACTCTAGACGGTATTACCTATAATCAGAAGGCAGATGAAGGTCAGGAGATTGAGAGTGGATTCACGTTCCTATACTCTCAAATGCATTTTGATATTATCAACGAGCAGTGATTGACATAGTTTTATTGGGTTGTAAATACCAATATGGAATTTTTAAACTATAGAAAATACTATGATGAAGCTGTTAAGTGTGGGAATGATCCCCATTATTTCCTAGAGACTTATTACAAGCCCAATAAAGAATCTATAAGTCTATATCCCCATCAAAAAGGGATGATTTGGAACTTCCAACATAATAAAGCCACTATTATAAAGTCCTGTAGACAATCTGGAAAGTCCACAATCTCATTGGGTTATGCATTCTGGGCCGCACTATTACACAGTAAGGCGGTTGTTATCGTTAGTATGACCCGAATGATGGGAGATAACCTAGCAAAAATTATTCAGGATCAAATCAAGGATAATAATATTTCATGTAAAGTCAATAATAGATGTCATATCGAATTTGAAGGTGGTGGTTGTATAGATTTCATCATTCCATCATCATCCTCTATTTGTGGTAGAACATATGATCTTTTGATCATTGATGAGATGGCATATATGGACCACAAGAACATCAATGCATTTTTCTTATCAGCATTTCCTATAGTTTCATCGACTAGAGGTAGTAAAGTTATAGTTGTCAGTAGCTTGAATAGACCGGATGACTTATTTTACAAACTATATCTAGCTGCCTTAGATCCAAAATCACAATCATACTTTAAAGCTATGGATGTGGATTGGTGGGATCTACCCCATCTACAGGATATGTCTAATCTTGAGGCAACTCGAAAAGTTCTCAATGATAAAATATGGAAATTGGAATACGAGAATAGATTTTGAAATACTGTATTTAATCTTTCGGGAAATTAGTTCAAGAAAAGATAAATAGTTCTATGGCAACAAGAACAATTTTATCCCCCGGTGTTGAAATATTCGAAAAGGATATTTCCGTGGTGGCTCAACAAAATGTTGGAACTAATGTCTTTATCGCTGGATACGCTCAACAAGGTCCAACTGATGAAGTCCTAAAAATTACGTCTAGAACTGAACTTGATCAGATTTATGGAACTCCTACTAATAGTGCAGAACGATATTTCTATCATGGAATTCGTGAACTATTAAATTCCCCTGCTAGTATATATACCTCCCGTTTACCTTATGGTGCGGGAAGTGGTGCAGGGTTTGGATCAACATATTCTGCTCTAGTATATCCAGCGAACACATACAACACTGCAACTTCTGCAATTGGTGTGGATTTCACTGCTATTAATAGTCTTTCTTCAAGTGTGGTTGTAGTTGGATCTCCGATCCACATGGAACTAACTGAACAACAATATCTTGCATTACAAGATGGTTCCCTGTTCTCTTGGAGTCAATCAGCAGTTAATGCAGTTGCTCTAAGTTCTATTGCCAGCTTAGGTAATGCTGCGATCATCATCACCAATAAATCACAAACTACTATTAATAGTCAGTTTGAAGGTTACTATGTTGGTATTGCCGACAACTTCAATCTAAACCCAGCATCCAACTATGATGCTGTCATCGGCGCTAAGACAGTCAGTGTTTCCTCAACCTATATAGGTAATGGTGCAGTGAGCTATACTGACATCCCAATTGGAACCTTCCAATTCAAACTAAGCTCAACCCCAACTGGTGCGTCTGGTAGTATCTCTCAAATCATGGAGAACCTTACCGACTACAACATTGACGGTAGAGATGACGATGATCTTCTGAACATCGGTGTATTCAAACTTCGTAAGAGTCTATATGCTACTGAGTCCTTCAAACTGGATTACGTCCTTGAAGGTGCTGTTGTTGGTTCAATCGACTACTACAGACAAATCCCTAACCAAGCTGGCGGACCACAAATCTCCTTCTTCCTCGAAAACCAAGACTCTAACGATAGAAATATTGAAGTTCTAGTCAACCCATATATCTCCAACAAGTATGGAGTTACTTCAATTGGTGTTGATGGTCTTCCGAAGAAAAAGGTTCGTGTTCTTACCAACTCTCTAGTTAACAACAACGATGTTACTGCTTCTGGTATCCACAGTAACTCTCTAGCTACTCTGGTTTCAAATCTTGGATATGCTGATAACATCTATCCAGTTGGAACTTACGGTGGTGCAACAATCTCTTCTAAGGATCTTGGATCTATTCCGGGTAAACTTACAAGAGCGATTGAAGCTGTTAAAAATGACGAGATCTATGATATCGACCTTGTGGTTGAAGCTGGACTTGGAACTATCCACGTTGTAACTGAAATTCTATCATCTACTTACTACGATGACACAGTTTATAATGCTACTCTAAGTGGTGCTATGGCAACTTTAAGAACTGCAACTGCCCTTGGATTTAGAGCCTTATATTCTTTGGCTTGAGTATTAGAATGCTTTCTATCTAATACTCTATTAGGATCTTTACCATTAGTAGCTTGAATAGACTGTGAGGGAGTTCCATCGGCAAGATTATGACGATATTCTAGGAAGAACTGGTTAAAAGATTTCACTATATCTATTTAACAAAAAAGCCCGCTGATTAAGGCGAGCTTGTTTGGGTTAAGTTATTTAATTAGCTATTACTTAAAGTAATCGGTAGCTTTTTTGAGGGTTGAACCGGGAACCTGATTACTTTTCCCTTGAAGGGCAGTAATTGGAGGTGCTCCGTCTTTTGTTCCAGTTTCATCAGTAATATCTGATTTAGCCTTACCACTCTTAGGTGCTGGAGGACCAGAAACCTTATTAGACTTGGCTTGGAAAACCTTTTTCTTATCTGGTGCTACTTTAGTGCCTTCTTCTTCATCTTCGTCAAATGAAAAGTCGCCACCTTCTAGGTCATCGCCACCTTCATCTTCGAAATCAAGGTCATCACCTTCATCACTGAAGTCCTCTTCGCCACCACCTAGGGCACCTTGAAGAACATCGATTAATTGTTGTGCAACGTCTTTAGGAAGCGTGAAAGTAACAGAGTCTCCTTCGTCACCAAATTCATCGCCACCTTCGTCACCAAACTCATCGTCACCAAATTCAGAATCTGGGGTTGAGTCGGAAAGACCAAGTGCATCGGTATCATCCTCTTGACCGAAATTTTCTTTAAGGACTTTATTGTATAGTTTATCGAACACTGATTTGCTCATGAAGTTATTTAGTCTAGATTCGGTAATTTTTTTGGTTTGGTCCGCATTTTCTTCCTCTGCTTCTTCAGCAGTTCTCAAATCAATTTGTTTTTTGATCTTTTTCTTAGCATCAGATGAAAGTTTCGGATCATTCATCTTTTCTTTGAGTTTTTGTGTGGTATCCTGCCTCTTGGTTAATTTAACATCTTCCTCATCCTCTTCACAATCACTATCCTTACCTTCCTCATCATTAAGAGCTTTATTATACCCATCTGTATTTGGTCCATCACCAACTAATTTTGGTTCATCACCAAATGCGTTGGAATTTGATTCTTTTAAGTGGAATTTAAAAGAATTTAACATTTTACCATATACATCTCCAATAGAGGTGAGATCTTTTTTACTCATATACTTTATATTTACCTAAATACAATAGAAATATATGCCTAAGGTTAAAAAAGATAGATTCTACATGGGTAACATGAACGTCCCCTTTAAAGGAGCGGAGTTCGAATATACTGCTGAGATGGTTTCTGAACTAGAGAAATGTAAAAAAGACATTTTATATTTCGCAGAGAATTATTTCTATGTGTTGAATATCGATGAAGGAAAACAGATAATTAAGCTTCACCCATTCCAAAAAAGAGTTCTTAAAAAGATCTTAAAGGATAGATTCTTTGTATTACTAGCTAGTAGGCAGGTTGGAAAGTCCACGATTTTCACAATTTTCATCTTGTGGTTGGCTTTATTCAATGCGGATCAAAGAATTCTATTGGTTGCGAACAAAGAAGCAACTGCTATCGAAATTTTCGGAAGAGTGAGAATGGCATATGAATTAATGCCAAACTGGTTGAAGTCTCCTGTAGTTGAATATGCCAAGA